GGTCAGAAAATCAAAGAAAACCAAGGCCTAGGTTGAGGTGTATGGTTAATTTGTGTCAGCAGTTGTCACGATCTCTGATCGCATACGATTCATTGAATCAGCGTTCGGAGCTGCTCGTGTAGCTCGCAACGAAAAAAACGTTGAGGTTCGCTGCCCGTTCTGTGCCCCAAGGGACGCCACCAAGCGCAAGCTGGTGATCCATGTTGAGACCGGGATGGTGCACTGCTGGGTTTGTGGGTACAAGGCAAGGACGCTTGTACCGTTGTTGAAGAAGTTTGGCACACGTGATCGTCTGATCGAGTACCTTGATCGCTTCGTCGATCTATCCAACCATCATCGTGCCGAAGCGCTAGAAGCGGAAACGTCCCAACGCATCAAGTTGCCAAACGATTTTCGAATGTTGGTGGCCCATGATCCCGATCCAGACTCAAAGGCAGCGCTACGTTATCTGATCGATCGCGGCTTACAAGAGCGCGATCTCTGGTATTACCGGTTAGGCGTGTCTGATGAACTTCGGTGGAGGAGGCGAATCATCGTTCCGTCGTTTGATTCATCGGGTGAGCTCAACTATTTTGTCGCTCGAGCGATCGATGCCCAACGTCGTCCGAAGTATGACAACCCAGATGTTGACAAGCTGCCCATCATTTTCAATGAACTCAACGTCGATTGGCGCCGGCGTCTGACGCTGGTCGAAGGCGTGTTCGACATGTTTAGTTGTGGTGACAACACGGTGCCGTTGTTGGGGTCAGATCTCAATGAAGAATCGTTGTTGTTCAATCGCATCATTGCATTGAACACTCCCGTTGCCCTGGCTTTGGATGCTGACATGTGGGAGACAAAGTTGATTCGGACGGCCAAAAAGTTGATTGAATATGATGTTGACGTGATGATCGTCGACACGCGACCGTTCGGTGACCCAGGACAGGCATCGAAGAAACAAATGAAGGAAGCGATTCGATCAGCCAAGCCTTACTCGTGGGAGTCTAACTTCAAAACGAAGCTCAATCGAGCTGTCAGAGTTGGATTGTCAGTGTAAAAGTACACTGATGAGCCAGTGCTTATTGTATGATCTTGAGACCTTAAGATGAAGATTGCTCACATTGCTGACGTGCACATCCGTGGGTTGAGTCGTCACCAAGAGTATGTTGAAGTTTTTTCAGCGTTTGTCGATGATGTCAAGCAGAACGATGTCGATCACATCTTTGTGGGCGGGGACATCTTTCACACGAAAACGTCTGGTATCTCTCCTGAATACATCGATTTCATGGCCTGGTGGTTGAAGGCGATGTCAGACGTTGCTGAGGTTCACATGACCCTCGGCAACCACGATGGCAATCTCATCAACTTGACCAGACAAGACGCGGTGACACCAATCGTCACTGCACTGAATAACCAGCGCGTCAAGCTCTACAAGAAGAGCGGGACGTACCAGTTCGCTCCGGGTTATAACTGGTGTGTTTTTAGTCTCTTTGACGAAGAAGGGTGGAAAGACGTTAAACCAGTTGTTGGCGAGGTCAACATTGCGTGCTACCATGGACCGGTCTGGGGCGCTCGAACAGAAACTAACTGGTTGATCGAAGAAGGCCTGACAGTTGAGACGTTTCGAGACTATGACTTTGCGTTTCTGGGTGACATTCACAAGATGCAGTTCCTTGGGTTCAAAGACGTTGAGCTGATCGTCACTGAGGAAGAACTAGCCAAGTACCCAGGCGCTCAGATCGTAGAAGAGCTTTCAGAATGAAGAAGTACCGCATCATCACCAAAAAAGGTTGGATCGGCTATCCGGGCAGCACTGTTCAACAGAATTACGCTGAGGATCCGGTTCATGGTTACTTGTTATGGAAGATTTCTGATCGATCTTCGTGGGATGTGACCTTCAAGGCCTTGCCCAACCCGCGACCGTACATCACTGTCCCGTGGCAGGGTACCGTTGAAGCAACGTTGGCAGTTGCAAAGACGCATCCCAAAGGTGCTAGGTTTCGCGTCTATAGCTCGGACGTTCTGTCACAGAAAGACGCTTCAACGCTGTCATCGACCCTACGCCAGGAGATGCAGGCGACTGAGGTGACGTACAAGTCTGACCAACGTGTCGAACACGACCTGATCAAGTCGGGTGACTCGACGATTGTCAAGGGAGACCTTCGACACCCTGATGTCATGATGAAGCTTTTGAAAGAGTACCATCGAGACCTGAACGTCTCTGATGAAGACTGGAGCGCGGTGCAGGATCGGGTGACTGAATACCTGTCAGCGTGTGCAATCGATGACGACGGTGTCCGAAACATCACCTGGTCGTTGCGACACCTAAAGTTTGACAACGTTCTAGCCTACGGAGACAACAACGTCATCAATTTCGAAAATCTGAATGGGATCACGGGCATCTTTGGCCCGAATCGAGCAGGGAAATCGTCAATTGTTGGCGTCATACTGTACACGATGTTCAATGCGACCGATCGTGGATCGATCAAAAACCTGCATGTCGTCAATGTGCGAAAGCCTTATTGCTACGCTCGTGCAATCATCAACGTCAATGGCACCACAGATTATGTGATTGAACGACAGACTGTCAAACACGAATCAAAGAAGGGGTTGGTTCATGCCAACACCGCGCTGAATGTTTTTCGCATGGAAGGCCACGAAGCGATCGACCTCGCTGGAGAAGAGCGGAAGGACACTGAGAAGGCCGTTAGAAAGCTGATTGGTGGTGTTGATGATTGTCTTTTGACGTCGTTTAGTGCTCAGGATGAACTCAAGCTATTCATCACTCACGGTTCTGCTCGTCGTCGACAGATCTTGTCAAGATTCCTTGACCTTGACATCTGCGACAAGGTCTATGACCGCGCCAAAAATGATTTCAACTTGACCAAGCACGTGTTGAAAACCCTGCCTGATCGTGATTGGGATGCGTTGGAAGCTGAGTACAGCAGGCAAATCCATGACTGTGACGCAGCGATTGACGTTAGCAACTGCGAGCAACACGATGTCAAAGAGCGCCTTGATGAGCTCAAACACCGGTTGGCTGCTCACCGCGACTTTACGCCTGTTACGTTCAAACAGGTTGAATCACATCGGCAACGTGTTATCGATGTTGAGACACAACTGCAGTCTGCTAGCGCTCGCTTGCAAAGGTGTAAAGATGACATCGCTGATGCTAGGAGCAAGCTCCAGACGCTGGATGACAATAAGTCAAAGTACGACATTGCATCACTTCGTCGGCGACTTGATGCTCAACGTACGCTCGAGTCGACCGTCATGGGACTACAACATTCCTACGAGACCGATGCGTCTGTTTACAAACAACAGCAGCGGTCATTGAAGATCTTGGATGGGATCCCGTGTGAGGACAAGTACCCAACTTGCAAATTCATCAAGGACGCAAATCTTGTCAAAGAGAAGATCGACAACCAACGTGACAAGACGGTCAGAGCGTTAGATAAGCTGAAGCGTGCAGAGCAATCCTTGCAGGTGTTACGTGAGGAATCGCTTGACGATCAGATCGCTAAGTTTGAACAGATTGTTGAACTTAGTTCGAAGATGCAGGTCTTGATCTCTAACCTTGAGGTCGAACAAGTCAAGCATGAAACCAACCTACAGTCGTTGGTACCTGCCCTTGAAGCAGCACGTACCAAGCTCAGTGAACTCGAAGACGCCTTGAAAAATGATGAAAATGCTGAAGTGGTCGCCTTACGATTTGAAATCGATCGTCTCTCAGAGACACATCGTTCACTTGACAGCAACAAATTGAAGCAAGCGACGGAACGAGGTCGCTTGCAAACGTTGATCGATCGAAATGCGCATGATCGTGCTCAGCGCGAGAAGGTGTTGAATCAGATCCGAACATTCGAATTGATCTCGGGTGGGTTTAGCCGGCGCGGCATCCCGCACATCATCACAGCTTCACAGTTGCCCGTCATCAACCTCGAGGTATCAAAGATCCTGCATGGCATCGTCGATTTTTCAGTTGAGCTAGAGGTTGATGACGACAGCGATTCGATGGACGTCTACATCAACTACGGTGACAGCCGACGGATCATTGAGACGTGCAGTGGCATGGAGAAGATGATATCTTCAATTGCCATCCGTGTTGCATTGATCAATATTTCGTCGTTGCCCAAACCTGATATGTTTATCATCGACGAAGGGTTCGGCAGCTTAGATGACTTGCAGGTCGAGGCATGTAACCGGCTGCTGGTCTCTCTGAAGAACTATTTCAGGAGCATCATCGTCATCACGCACGTTGATGGCATCAAGGACGTTGCCGACAACATCATTGAAGTGACTAGAAATGAAAAAGACGCACGCGTCGTGTACAACTGACGATTGGGTCCCTTATCCTAACGATCGCTTGATTCAGCGACTCGATGGTTACTGTATCATCGTCCCCAATGATCGTAGCGATGGTACCCCGCTGGCGTGTTCGATCTGTGATGTCTTGCTTCGATCGCGTGACGACGAAGACGCTCAGCTCGAGTTCGGTTGCTGCAACCTGTGTGCACTTCATTGGGCACATCCTCGACGTAAGGAGTGGGCCGCTGGTTGGCGCCCAAAACAAGAAGACGTTCATGCAAGCGTGCGGCAGCGGCCGCCGCTAGCCATCACGTTTGACGTTGACTAATCCTGTGTCGCCGCCATATTTACGTCGGGAGCATCCGACGAATGGCGGATAACAAGATCGATTACAACGCGTTAGCACAGGCTGTCGATAACACCTGGGGCAGGTCTTCGACACCCAAGACTGCATCGTACTCAGTGAAGGTTACGCTGCAAGGTCCAGATGTTATCTTGATCTCGTATGCCGTCGTTGTCAATTTTGGCACGGAACGTGCCATGATTAATCTCAAACGACGGTACCAGGATGAAGCGACAGCGGTCGTTGCTAGCGTTATCAAGAACCTCAAATCGAGGTACAAAGACCTCGCTGGTTCGTCGTTAGCGACGAAGGAAATCTCATCGAGCAACTCTTTAGAGATCGTTGACTTTAACTGCCACACGGCCCGTCGTACTGCTTACTTTCGCTTGAAGGTGTTGCTGGAGGTTTCATGACGGGACCTGTCTACACACGCGACGAGCAAGTCAAGGAGATCATTCGGTGCGGGAAAGATCCGATCTACTTTATCAAGAACTACGCAAAGATCCAGCACCCGACTCGCGGCACGATTCCGTTTGAGACCTATGAGTTCCAAGACGAATGCGTCAGATCGCTGACGAAGCATCGATTGAACATTGTCTTGAAGTCACGTCAGCTCGGGTTATCGACAGTCTGTGCAGCCTATGCTGTCTGGATGGCGATCTTTCAGAAGGACAAGAACATCTTGGTCATTGCCACCAAGTTGCCGACGGCCATGAACTTCATCAAGAAGGTGTCAGTCATCCTTCAGAACATCCCAAAGTGGTTGTTGCTTCCGAAGTATGAGCCTTCAAAGCAAGCGATCGTCTTCAGCAATGGTTCAACGATCAAGGCGATCCCGACGTCTGATGATGCTGGACGATCTGAAGCGTTGTCGTTGTTGATCGTCGATGAGGCTGCATTTATCCGTGACTTTGATGAGATCTGGGCCGGGTTGTCGCCCACCATCTCAACTGGTGGTGACGTTGTCATCTTGTCGACGCCCAACGGCGTGGGTGGCCAATACTACAGGTTGTGGACAGAAGCAGTCGCTGGTCAGAACGGGTTCAATCCGATCAAGATCATGTGGTACCAGCACCCTGACCACGATCAGGCTTGGTTCGACAAGGAGACACGGAACCTACCTCGCAAGAAGATTGCGCAAGAGTACCTGTGCGTGGGCGGTCAGACACGTATTGTGACCACCGGTGGATTTAAACGTGCAGCAGACTTGCGTATCGGCGATCTTGTTTTAACGCACAAAGGTCGATTTAGACCGGTTACCCATGTTGGTTCGCGTCTTGTTTCTGATGATGAAAAATTGTTTGAAGTCAGCTCGCCCGGCGCCGAGTCGACGCCTTTCATTGCAACTGGAAATCACCCAGCCTTATCGTACCGATTTTACGCAAACGATGAGTCGGCACTAGACCACCTTGTCAACAATCCGTGTGATCAGCAGTGGATACCGTTGGCTGACATTTCCGCTAAGCGAAAGACGACAGATCGAATCATCAATGTTCTTTTCCCTCGGATGCAACTCCCGGTGCAATCAATGCATCGCATTGACATGTCTGAACGGGGAAAGTCTGTTGATGTCAATTTTGACTTGGGAAAACTTGTCGGTCTGTACCTTGCCAGGGGTTGCAATGCTCGCGGTGAATTTGACACGGGATTTTACAAGACTGAGCTGCAGACACACGCACAGTGGGTTAAGCAGTATGTTGAGGCGCTCGGTTGTCATGTCAATGAATCGACGTCAGATAACGGATGTCACTGGACATTTGACAAGCACATCAGTGACTTATTGAGATCGTTCGTCCTAGGACGATGTGCACACGAGAAGATGCTTGACATGGACCGTGTGCTTACTGCCGGTCCTGAGTTTATCAAAGGTCTGCTTGTTGGTCATCATGCAGGTGACGGAAAACATGTTCATGACAAGACGTGCGTTTATAGCACATCATCACAGTTGATCTATCAACTTCGTACCTTGAACTCTGCCTTTGGGCTTTACCCGTGTATCGGACATGTAAGGGACAACGAAAAAAAATCTCTTCACCATGACACGTGGTATCTCGAGTTCCAGACTGAGGG